TGCTAACTCCTGTGTTCCTTTAGTGGTATCTTCTTTTTCCCACTCACTTAGAGATGACCAGTTTATATCTTTAGGGAAATCTTTTATTAGTTCTTTATATTTATCTGAAATTATATCCTGATATGGGGCTTGTTTATAAGAATGATCTGTGCTGGGAAGGAATGAAACACCTGATAGATAATCAAAATTGTCCCAGCACCATGCACCTACCCCTATCCACTCTGATTCCTGCATGGAAATAGTAACTGAGGGTTTATGTTCACACCAATATTCAGCATAAGTTTTCCAGAACTCTAATTGTTCTATTGCTGTCATAGAATTTCTATGTAATGCGTTGGTTGGTGCTTTAATAGGGAATGAAAATATAGTTGTATGATCAGGTTTCATTTGATCAGGTTCATTGGGTATCCCCGCATGAACCATAAACTGTGTAAGAGGGTCTTTATTATCTGCCCTAACAGTTCTAATATAATAAGGTGCGTGTCTTGCATGGATACCACTTGAACTATTTACTAATTGGCTAACCGTACCTGACGGTTTGACGCAGGTAACAGCAGTTGATTGAGGTATGTTAAATTTTTCTGACCATATTTTATTAATTCGTACAGAATAATTTTTTAGTTCCGTTAGAACTTGCGGTAATTGTTTGGATGAAATATTATTAAGAATACGACAGTCTGTAATACCTGTTAAAGATACGCCCAATAATCGTTCTTCTTCAGTGTTATTTGTCCACCTCTTACGAAGGTATCCAAACTTAGTCATAGTTGCTTGTATTGTACCCAAGATAGTGGCTAGTCGTATCTTTCTTTTAAGATCAACAACACTATCATCTACCCTACATACTACCTCAGTAAGATTACAGAATTGATTAGGTCTTAAAAGTATTTCTGAGCAGGGGTTTGTACCAAAATCTATATCCCATTCCCTTCTTCCAATACTTTTAGATTTTAATTGTGCTGATTGTCTATTAAAAATGCCACGCTCACCTGATTTACTTTCATAGAGGCTTGACCATTCCTTCATAAAGGTAGCAGTATCTGGCCTGTCTGTATATACAGCAGAGTTGTTAGCTAATGCTCTCTCTGGATTAGTCTCCCACCATTGTCCTTTCTTTGCCGATCTAATACGATCATCTGAAACATTTGAAAGAGAAATGAGTGCTGATCTTCTAACACCGCCTACTACCACAACCTCACCCGTCTTACACACGATGTCGTGACATTCAAGGGATGTAAGTTTTCTTCCTCTCGCTTCAATAAACTTCTTAATAGTAAATTGAAATAGGTCTGATAAAGGCTCTGGTCCTGAAGCTCTTCCTCCAAAGGTTTGAAGCCGTGATCCACTAGGACGTACTTTGTCCATATTAATTTTAGGAATGCGAGATGAATATAGATATGAAATTAAATCTTTAAATGCTCTAGCCCAGCCCTCCTTGGAATCTGCCACACTAATAACATCTTCAGTTTCTTCAAATGTAATATCAGGAATTGTAGGAAGGCTATTTACATATTGTCGTTCAACTGAAAAACCAACACCAGTTCCGTTCATAAGAATATATAATACCTCATCAAATGATCTTGGGCTGTCGATGGTTATATATGAACAGTTGTATCCAGCTATGTTTTCTCTTTCTAGTGCAGGGCCAGCAGCCATCAAAGCTCTCATACTTGGCATAACTTCTAAATAAATAATAGCTTGATATATTTCTTTCCAAATATGGGTATCTCGTTCAGTTAGTTTTAGATCAAGATTGTTTGTAACATAAAATTTAAAATAATTAATTAGTCTACTAACAGTTTCTTCCCAAGACTCCCTTCTGTTTTTCTCTTCTAACCAGCGGGAATATCTGGACAGATGAATAAAGGTTTGATACTCAGTCGGTAATCCCATTTTTCTTCTCCCCATAAAATAGTTTTAATATTAATTCTGCATAATGTATTACCTTTTGAATATCTTTTTCTCCTTCGCCTTTTGTTCTATGTCTTGTAATATACTTTACAATGTTGCCTTCAAAGAAGTCAAGACTGTTACTTGCTATATATTCAACAGGCTGTATCTTACAATTCTTATAATGATTACCGCCAACCTGCTTGTCTAATGGAGATACCATTTTATTTTTCCTTTCTATTTTTTTTGTCGTAGCTCTTGAGCATAACCAACATGTTTATCTCTAGGGCTATAAACATAAAGAGGACAAAAGATTCGTACAGAACTTGATCCGATTGCGCTTGGTACTTTAGGATAATATAGTATACAACCTCCTTCTTAAAATTTTTATTTTATTAGATTTAATAACTTTATCAGCTAATGTTCTTGTATAATCAGGATCAATTCCTGCAAGGTCACACACATCTTCAAAATCGGAAATCTTTGTGGAAGAAAAGAACCAAGCGTTTGCCTGTCGTTTAATAACATTTACATCTGATAAGGATGTTACGGTAGATGATAGTGTAGCATCTAGCAATGCCTGAAGTATTACGGCCAAATATAATGTTCTCTCTTCTTCATTATCCTTACTCTTTAGTTTTAAACTAAAACCGCTATAATCTACATCTAACAAAACTTGATGTGTAGGTCCAGTGTGGTCTGTATCGGGGCTATATTTCTCTTCGTTATCGTGTTTCCGCATATTCCCATCCTTGATCATCCCATAGCCGCTCTTCCTCTAACCATTTATTGGGAATACCATCTGATTTTTTACAATATAAAAACTTGTGTTTTTCACACCACCCAGCGTATGTCATCTTGCCCCTCTTATATAGTTTCTTATTAGGGTTATCAAATACAAATCGAATATCATTGTTGGGATGTTGTTCCTTTATAAATAAATGTTTCTTTCTATCGTCTAAAGTAAACCATCCCTTTACTTCTAAAATAATTCCATTCGGTAATATAAAGTCTGGTGTATATTTTTTATCTTCTACCCAACTGTATTTAATTTTACAATCTTCATATCGAATAGGTATCTTTAAATCCTTTAAGAAATAATAGATATACTCCTCAGACCTTGATCTAAACTTATATTTTTTACCAGACATTTTATTTATCCTTAAATCAATTCTTCTTCTTCTGTGTTTGGTGTTTTAAAAATCTTGGTAAAATAACGGGGGCCGTTGGAATATTTGAACTTACGAAGTCCTTTGCCGTTATTAGCATCAGCCCAACATGGTAGCTTATAGCTGCAATAAACACACCCAAAATCCAACTTCCTGTTACCAGAAGAACCATCAGATATGTCAGGATAACAACGGGGTGGTGGGTTATCCTCCTTAACAACAGTCTTAATTTTCTTAATCTTAGTCGAGACATCCGGCATCTCCATCTTGTGTAAATAAACAGTAGCTAATTCTCCTGTTTGTTTATTGATCACAACCCACGCAGCTTCCTTATCTTCTTTATCTTTGGCATATGCTGACAGTTGATAGATGTAACCAAAGGGGTCGTTCTTTTGTAGCTCTGAGGTGGTAAACTTTTTAAATGAAAAGTTAGATGCGCTTTTAAAATCTACCAGGGTTCCATCTACTCTTGCGTCCTGATGTCCAGGCACATCCTCAACCTCTAATTTTTTTTGTTCCTCGCTCACCTCATGCCCAGATAGTTTGGACAGGCATATAAGGAGTTCTTCAAGGATATTACCATAAAGAAATTTTATGTATGTAGGACCATCGAAGTCTTCTCCTTCATAGCCCTTTGCACCGTACCAAATTTGACGTAATGGTTTTCCTATCTGGGATAACCGTATATGCTTTTCTTTTTTCTTTTCTTCATATACTGCTTTATAGATATGTTGTGCTATAAGTTTACCATATTGATTGGTAATATTTCTTGCTTCTTCTTCTTCAACCTTAACCCCATCTTTATTGAGAAATAAATTATATATATCAGATACTAATGTTGAAATATCTTTCATAAGATATGGAAGAGGACACCATGTATATGATGTCCCCTTCCATCCTCCTTTCTATTTAAACTGAAGCAAAGGGAATATTATTATCCTCATCGTTGGTATACCCATCCTCAATAGTAAATTCAGAGTTACCCATACCGTTAGGAATATATTCTACAAGGTCCATAATCTGTACGGAATTTAACCCGGCAGAAACTCCTGAACGATTACCAAATGTCCACTCAAATGGACGATAAGAAACATTAACCTTTGAACCGTTTCCTACCAAAGCATTTATAATTGGATTAAGCTTAGAATCTACAACCTTTGGAGGGGAGTTAACAACACCGTTGTTACGCCTCACCTTCATCTTTGCAGTAACGAAATCACCACGGTCATCACCTACGTTCTTGATCTCAAGATTATCTTGAGTAACAATATCCTTGTTCTTGTCATCAAGATGACAAATATCAATAGTATAAACACCATCCGCATCAAATGTGGTGTTAGGTGAGGTGATCGAGGCCCAATAGGCCGTTCCAGAAATTACACTCATGTTACTTTTCTCCTTTCAATTTTCAATTTTAATCAATACTTCAGGAAGTATATACTATTGTACAACCCCTGTCAAGAACTTTCTTTCAGCCTTTTGCATTGGTATGTGAAAGAAAGGTTCTTTCAAGTGTGGTTCTCCTATACGCTTAGAATTTTGAATGGTTCCCACCCTTGATTCGTCTACTACATTAGCAGGAATAAACCATCCCTGTTCAAGTGTAGTATTTAAAATAACAAAAGTAAATTTGAGATGAGGGAAATCCTTTTTCCATAAATCAATTAACCTTTGCTTCCTTTCAGGTATCCTAATTTCTACCCAAGTAGGGTTCCATGTTTCACCCCACTGAAGTTTAACCTCAACCTCAAACAATTCCTCATTGTTATCTTTTGTTGCCTTTAAATCAAACGAATAATTCTCGGTTTCGAGGTGTGTATTATATCCTTCAGATATTAAATAATCTGACAAAACTTTCTTAGCTCTGGCATCATTCATTTCATATGATGCCTTTTGAAATTTCCTGTTATTGTGTCGGTTGTTTGTCACTTTACCTCCTTTCTAATTACCCTACCTAGTATCGTAAGATACTCTACTAGGTAAGGTAATTAGTGGGTGTCAGCCCACGTTCTCCCAACCTTATAATTAGACTGCATCGAACACTTCAGCTTTAATATTTTTTCAGCTTCTTTAATGGTATGTTTTGTTATGTTACAAAACTCTAATACATGCTCCTTCCTTACTTCAAATTGATATTCATCGTGGATTGAAGCTACCAACCTCACATCAAGTTCATAAGCATACACCTTTTTCATCATAAATACAAGCCAAGTTTTACATATAATACTACCCGCCCCTTGAATTAATGTATTCAACGCCTTGTAATAAGATCGAACAGTGAGTGGTCTTCCATCAAGTCCTTTTATTTTACCTAACTTAGATGCTTCTTCAACAGAAGATTTTAAATGTTTGAAACTTGGTAGGCTTCTCATAAATTTCTTAATCAATTTATCACCTAAGTTTTTTAATTCAAAGTCTTCCATACCTTCCTTAGTTCCACCAACTATAGTCCCTATCTTTGCTGATCCAGCACCGTACATCATGGCATAGATAAAAGTTTTTGCTTGGTCACGGGTTTCTAAACCTGCCATCTTCTGGTTGGAGGAATGTATATCCCCGTTAAGAATTTCTTTAGTAAATTCAGGGTCGTTCATGTAATGTGCGAGACATCTTATCTCTAGTTGAGATGCGTCAGTTCCTACCAATACATAGTTTGTGGGGTCTTCAACTGTCCAGCATTCCCTACATTCCTTACCGTAGGGTGAGTAGGAAGCCGGTATTTGAGCCATGTTGGGCGAGTGGTGTGCCATCCTACCTGTAACCGTCCTCAATGTCATAACCCTTCCATGAACCCGTCCTCTTTCATCTGCCAGTTTACGCCATGAATTTATCTGTACTATTCTCTTTTGTAAGAGAAGATATTTTGAAAGAAGTTTGGCCTCATGTAAATTAATTTTATTAAGAACACCCTCATCTACAATTACATTTCCCTTGTCTGTTTTTTTCTTTGGTTTCCATCCAAGAACTTGTAATCTTTCAGCTATTTGTTTGCGTGATGCAGGATTAAAAACTTCAACCCTGTCCCGTAGACTCTTGCCTGTCTTTTCTGATACCCTCTTGTGTGTTATGGGAGGAAAGATTTTCTGAAACTCCTCTTCCAACATAGAACAATCATCAATAAATCTAGCCACAAGAAGGCTTGCCTTTTTTTCGTCCAGCATAAAGCCATTAGTTTCTTGTTGATCTATGATTGCTCGTACCTCATGCTCAAGATTGATTACCTGTTGAGGACAGGTGTGTAACTTCTTGTTAATATATTTATTAAGCTTATAAGTTATCTCCACATCTTGTTTACAATACTCAAGCATTTCTGAACTGTATGTTTTAAAATCTTCATACTTTTTCTTAGGACTGTTAAACCTTTCACCCCATGCCTCAAGAGAATGACCTCCTTCAAGTTCAGGATATAATAATTGAGAGAGTAATAATGTATCAGTAACTTTGGTAGGGGTGATTGTCGCAATATTAAACTTGTTAAGTATCCTAGCATCAAAACTTACTCCATTGTGCATAATATAATTATCAATATTTTTAGAGAACTCTGGGAACTTATTGTAACATTCATCCTCCTTGAACGTATAAACTTTATTTGTACTTATATCTTTTGCTACTATACAATGGACGGCCTTGACATCATCAACCAACCCATCAGTTTCTATATCTACTACGCATCTCATATAAAGACCTCAACTTATTTTATATTTAATTTTAAACTGTCTATCTTGACCGTATCTCAGGTCTAACCAGACACCAGTTCGTAAATAACTTTGCATGTTTAATATATATACATCTAATATATTTGCCATGTTATTTATTTCCCTATTATATCCACCTCCACTTTTACGCCTTAGTAGTTTTCTTAAACGAATATGTTCATGTTTATTATGTTTAATCCATTCCTGTACTTTCTTAAAATTAAGAGGGTGGTTTTTGGGTAGGTTCCTAATACTTGAATGAATGCTGATATTCTTGGGTGGAGACTTGGCTTTCCTCGCCTTCTCCATATTCTTCAGTCTTTTCTTCTTCTGTTTCTCGTTCATCACAACTGTCCTCATGTTTAAAAGGTTTGTTTGTTCCGTACTTATTTTCTCTTCCCGTTGTATATTCGTTATTTCTCTGAGTTTTTATAGCATGACAATTAGCACATCTTACTTCACATTTACGCATCTCCCCTTTAAGTATTTTAAGTTTCCTGTAGTCGTTAATACCAACCCCCGTACTTAACCTCCAAATCTCCTTGTATTTTTCTCCCTTCACATGATCAAAATGAAGTGCTATTGCAACCTCACCCCATCCACAATCTACACATTTCCATTTTAATTTTATTCTATCACTAAATTTTTTTCCAAATTTATATTTTTTCCTATTTTTTGCTTTGCTTTTTCTGTTTCTCTTACACTCACATTCCTTGCAATATGAGGATAGGTTTCCGCTTTTGAGAACATAAAAAGAATCTATAAATTTTTCTTCATTACAACCTACACAAACTTTTGTAACTTCTTTCATACATCACTCCTAATCCTCAATTTGGAAAGGAGTAGTCTCTTCATTCTCATCTACTTCAAAAGGATTGGACACCTCTGACATTCTGCCTGTGTCCCCGTTGTAATAGATATATGTAGCAATACCTGTATCTCCTGTATACCTGTTCTTTAGAATACGAATGGTAGTTGTATTGGCAAGTCTTTCATCCTCTTCTTGTTGGTTACGCTCAAGAGCTACGACTGCATCTGATAGATGGGCAATGCTTTGTGATCCTCTAAGGTGGGATAAGGATACCTCTCTTCCTTCTTCATGTCCACGATCTGACATAGTTCTGCGTAGGTGAGACACCAACAACAGTCCAACTTGTGTTTCCTCTACTAATGAACGCAGCTTTGTCATTAAGATATCAATATTCCTACGTTCATCTCCTACATCTTCCTGTCCTGAAACAAGAATAGATAAATGATCTAGGAATATCCATTTACAATCGAGAGCCTTTGCCATAAACCTGATGCGGTTCATAATTTCATCATTAGATATGGAACCGAAATGATCAAAGGCTTCAAACCTTCCAGTACCGATGGTCTTTTCTTCCCACTCATTTAACTGTTCCCTTGAAAAGGTATCTCTTATTTCTTTTATATATATTCTTGCGTCTGCTTCAACTGACATTATATTAAATGCCGTGTTACGAATTGATTCTTCCAAGGCTAACACACCTATCTTGTCAGTGGTATTGTTTAGAATAAAATGCATTAGCTCACGCAGGATACTTGACTTACCCATTCCTGCACCTGATGTGAAGGTAATAAGCTCACCAGTTCTCATACCGTACAACTTTTCATTCATACCTACCCAAGGATAGGCTACTGTCTCACAGTAGTTATCTTTATATAAATCTTCTCCTAAATCTTTAAGGTTCTTAATACCTGCTGGTGTATAGGGTACAGCGTTCCACCATTTGTTAACAAAGGCTTGGGATTGTCCTCCCACAAGGTATTCATTTGCGTCCTTATAATCAAGCCCTACAATTTTACATTTATGAGGTTCAAATAATGTCGCTACCTTATCCGATGCTTTCTTTCCCTCAGTATCATTATCAAAACATAGGATTACATTATCAAATGAATTAAGATACTCCAGACTGGTTTGACAATCCTTATAAGCACTTCCTGCACCGTGCTTGACCGAAACTACCGGCCACTTGGAGCCGTGCATTTGAAAGATTGATAGAGCATCTATCTCTCCCTCAGTTACAGTAATATATTTACCACCTGGGGTGAACAGGTTCTGCCCGAACAATGTGGCATTCTTGGTATCACCCTCCACCATAAACTTCTTTGTAGCTACAATTCGTACTTTATTTCCAATGTGATTTTTATTTTGATCAAAGTAAGGATAAATATGTCTGTTCGTTGTTTGGTTTACCTTAACACTAAACTTCTTACAGGTTTCTTTAGTAATTGCCCTTTCTTTCAGAGCAGTGTATTCCCCGGTTGAAAATACATTATTAATTACACCCTGAATAGGCGCTCTTTGAACTGTATTTGGTTTCATATTTCCTCCTGATGACGGTATGAATGTTTCACATTTATGACAATACTGATTGCCATCTTCATATAGGGCATTTGCATCGCTTGAACCACACGCCTCACATGGCAGGTGCTTAACAAAGTCTGCCTTCATTTCCTTCTTATCCTTTCAATTGAATATATTTCAGGTAACTTGTGTAGAGCATATACTAAACCAAGCCTATTGTCAATCTCTTTTTGGGCCTGTTGTTTCGTATTAAATATTTTAACTGTGGTTCTTTTATTTTTTAAAGAACATATAAGTTTCCAATTCATTCGTCTGTTCCTTTATTAAATGTCTTATTCTTATGAGAGACATTAGCACGCTCTATTAAAATTTCTTCTGTATCTTCTGTGGCAAACTTCTTTGCTTGTTTAAGAGTGTACCCTTCCTGTTGATAACTAACCAACAGTTCCTTATATATTTTTTCAGGGTCTTTATATTTTATTGTCATAGGTTTGACTTCCACTTACTTATATATTTATTTATAGAATTTGTGTTTTCCAATTTGAAAAACAAATGTCATCTCTAATGCCCAGTTGGGCTTAACATATGTTGCATGATAATAAAGAACATCCTCCATATTTTCAATAACTACACCACCCAATACTAAACTTGCAGCGTTCATAGCTTTAAGGTGTTCCCTTTCGTTGTAAATAGTTTCAGATTTCCCATCACAGTAATAAGAAAAAGAACATTTATTTTTGATTGGATTTCCATTCCAATACCTTCCCTGATGTACTACATCACATATATTATTAGGGAACTTGGGAGAGTTAACTCTTCCAACAATAACAACTCCTACCGCTACCTGACCCAAGAATGGCTCACCTCTAGATTCAAAATATATAGCTTCAGCTAAACACTTTTCTTGTTCATTAAAATTTTCTAAGTATTCTTGTAGAGGATAAGTATTTTCATTGTGTTTTTGTTCTAAATATTGTTCAAGGGGTAGATAAGAATCGTCTACACCACCCTCCCAATCATTAATTTGTTTAGCATTTATAGTAGAATAAAAATATAATGATGTAATTAAAAGACATACAAGTATAACCAATGTTCTCATTTTAATTTATCCTTTGAAAATAATTCAAGCTGTGTTTCCATTGTTTCAATCTTGGATGTTAAATATTCAACTTGTTTATTAAGATCAACAATTCTTTTATACGAGGAATATAGTTGTTGGGTTAATTCTTTATTGTCACTTTTCACTGCTTCAATTGTTTGTTTCATATTACTCCTCACTTTTAATATTACAATAATTTTCAGTAATATATTTATAGGCGAAGTTTCTTGCTGCCAATCCCCAATTATTATAAACATTTTCAAGGATGTCCTGCATTACCCAGCCTTTTATTCGAGAATCCTTACCCTTTTTCATAAGGTCATGGATGTGTTGAATTAAATTATCAGTGCTGATAGGTTCTATCATGGTTAAGGTTCCTTTCATTTTCATTATAATAGTCTTCTAGTAACGAAAACTCAATTTGAGAAATCAATTCCATAAAAGCGTGTTCACCTAAGTTTATTGTAAGAAAAGTTTCATCTATCTCCATCCATTCTGAATCTTCTTCATCTTCATAGCTTACATAGAATTCAGTGATTTCAGTTATTAAATCTGAAAAATCTTCAGGCTGATAGACGTAACCATGAGCTTCTACAAATATGGTTGGTCCCTCACTGGATGACACACCAAAATTAACTACTGCCATGATCTACCCCCATAAAAACTGTATCAATAGACCATGTAGTTTTTTTATCCTTCTCACTCAGTTTCCGATTATAAACAGGAGTATGCATAGTCCCATAGTCGTTATCGAATATATCCCATAATTTGTATCTTGCTGTTTTTAATGCAAATTTAGCGTCCCTCTTTGTGTATGCTATGTAATGTTTTCTTCCATCACCATCTTCGTATAAGTATCTAACCTTACCTGTCTTATTATCCATACCTTTTATTTTATATGCTATCATAATGCTCATCCTTATTCTTTAGGTTGATCTCTTCTCCCGCATAGAAATCTTCAAGACCTTCCAGGTATGTATTAATTTCAGAGAGTGGAATGTCTTCAATGAACTCTGCAAAGAGAGCTACTGATAATAGATAATCTCTAGTGATTTTATCTATCTCTGAATAGCTAGTGTACTGTGGGCTTTCCATTTTCAATCTCCCTTCCCCTACACTTTAGTTTATTTATTTCTTTCTTCTTATCCACCATTGTAACAGGTTTGTTCACCTTATTCAAGGCTTTTGCTATAGGATTTCCATATTTTTTAATACGTTTCTTCATGGGTTTAGTCCTCACACATACTTAGTTTTATATTAAATCTTTTACCATTTAAATTTAATTCTAAGTTTAGTTCTTTATCGAGATCATTCTCACACCACAAGTCTTCCCAGTATTCATCGACCTCATCGGGGTTATCGGGGTTATAGTTGTTCATTCGCATGTCCCTTTCAACCTGCTGTTCAAGGGTCATCTTCTCATGTAATGAAATTACGTTGCTCATAGCCTTCCTCCTGTTCAGGTGTTAGTTCACGCACTTTGTAATTCTTTACGCTGTATCGTAACTTACAAAAGTTTTTTGCTTCTGCCTCTGCCTCTTCTTTAGTTTCAAATCTACGAAGGTACTGCTTCCATCCATAATTTTCCTGAAGCAGTTCGATAACCCAACTCATGTCCACTCCGATGATTTCTTATAGTTAAGTTCAATCAATACTGCATTTGGGTCATAGAAAAATATCTGCATAAGGCCATATATATCTTTCTCTTGAAACCTAAACTCAACATTACAATCTCGTAGATGTTTCATCATTTCACCATAACCTTCAGCTTCAAAGGCAACATGATCCACAGGGTATATGTCTTCAATGTCAGGTATATATCCTATGTCTTCAATCACATGGAGTTGCTGTCGCTGAAGGTGATGATCATGGATAACGTACCAGCTTCCACCAAAAGCCAACTTCGGTCTATCTATTTTTACAAACCCCATGACCTCAGTATAAAATTTATCTGTCACCTCAAGATCATTAGATGTAATCGTGATATGTTGTATTCCATTTATCTTTCTATCTCTCATCTTTTTATTTCTTTCTATATTAAATTCAAGATAACTACAACAATAAATATTAGAAACAGTAGCCATACGATAGGTTGGACACGGCTTGGATCAAACATAACTTGTAACATTTCTTTTAATTGTTTCATATTAATTACCCCAGTGGGGGGTGAGCGCTTCATAGCGTTAGCTCCACGCTCACCCCATTGGTAGATTCTTTTTTATGGTTGTCACACCACTTCTCTATCATCAGGGAACCTGGACCTGACTAGCCAGTAACAAACTGGCTCGTTTCCTGTTAAGCTGCAACCTTTAAGTCTATGCCATAACTGGAACATAACTCATTCCAAGGTTCACTTCTCATCCACTTGTTCACACGCTGTTCACGGGAATATTTTTTATTTGGATTAGCCTTAACGCCAGTACCATCCTTTGCATATCTGGTCATGGCTGACATCATAGAGTATATATTCCATCCCCTTGTTTCCCGCTCATCCAAGTACAGAGAGCGCAAGTGATCTGAAAGGCGGGTATGTTCAGGCCATTTGTTACGATCATTCCCATAAACAATCCTGTCGAAGATATCACCTGCAACACCCTCTTTTACTTTAGCTTGTGCCATCTTACGATAGACCCCAGATGTTTCCTTATAGTTATCCATCGTAGTTCTAAACGTGTCAGCAAAGTTAGCAATATTTAGATGACCCCTGTGGGATTCTCTTATCAGACTATATTCCCCACTAATCTGTCCGTTCCAGCAAAAGAAATCTATGTTACCAACGTACATAGTAAGGGCAGATGACCCATCAAAAGTATTCTTATATATCTGTCTATATAAGAGCTTTGTTCTATGTCCATTGGTAGTTTCGATTTCAACTGCAAGTTGCGGGAAGGCATATTCTACAAAGGTATGCGCTCCATTCTTGTCAAGCGTTACCTTTATTTTTACTGCGTTATCATCATCACCATTGAAATATTGAGGACCAAATTCACTTATCATTTGACCGTGAACTGTTTGCAGGATGTCCCCGTTAAGTATTACCTTGTACCTATTACCTACCGTGGCAAGATAGGATAAATTCCCATTCTCTTGATCTACACGGCATAATACCTTTTTATCAGGTACTTGCTCTCGTACACTTGGCAGGTACATAATTTTGCCATTAAACTTAGTGTACCTGTTATATAGCGCAGGTAATTCCTTTACTTCAAAACAGGCTGGCCGTGTCGCTTCAAAGCTAAGATGTTTACTGTGGTCATAGTGTTCATGCATTAGTTTAGTCCTCCTTTATAGTCAGGTTCAGGTAGGTTATAGAACTCTTCAGTCGCAAGGTCTTCAGCTACGTTGTCAGGGTAGCCCTCTTCGAGATATTTATAGTACAGGTTTTCAATTATATATTCGTTGTAATGATTAGACATTTTATGTACCTTCTTTCCATTAGTTTAATCCTTTTCTTTTAAGGGTTGGCCCTCTCGCTAGGATTCGAACCCAGAACCTACAGCTTAGAAGGCTGTCGCTCTATCCATTGAGCTACGAGAGGTCATCGTCTAAATCAAACGGGTTTATATCTATGCGTCCCCAACCGCCGCATCTTTCACATGATGCAAAGTATGGTTCATATTCTTGCCAAGGACTGCCGCCATAGTCAATACCACCTATAGTTCTTTCGTATTCTATCTCTCCTTCACCGTCACACTCAGGACATAACTTATCTATACCATATTTACTACTCCCAGTTAACATAGTATGAATTCTGTTCAGTGTTTCAATAGTCATTTCTTAGCCCTCCAGTAAG